GTAGTAAGCCTCAATTTCGCCGTCTTCATTACAGCGCTCTGGTCTAATTGTTTCAATAGGAAAATGCTCGACCTGTACTATCTGCGTGCGCTCTTCGTTATAAATTACCTGGACGCTTGCCTGTCCAAATAGTTTAAGGTCTATAGCTACTTTGTGCAAACAGTCGTCTTTAAATAGCTTTTTCATTACAGCATATCCGTTTGGGTTTTTGTCGCTGTCTAGAGCGTCTACGCCGCGCCCAGCTATAAGTTGCGCGATACCGTTTATAGCTGCCGAGTTTGTTGGCGAGCCGTTAAAAAGGTCATTGAGGTAGCCGTAGTAGTCATTGTCTGCGCCATACGATACCCAGCTTTGGTTTTTGTCTTCTATTATTTCTGGCGACGTATAGGTATTTAGGTTAATAAATTTTAACCCTGGGTTGTTAGTCGGCTTTTTAGTTGTTTTTTTCATAGTATAATATAGTCATTATCAAAACTGTCATCTGTTTTATATGCGCCTTTGTTTATTGTATACTCTTTATGTATGTTTTGGTTAATTTGTTGCGCTGTACAGAAAATTTTATCAAAACTTACGTCTTCTTTGCGTTTGTCATCATTCCAAATATATTGCGCGCGTTGATAGTTGTCTACATTGTTATTCCATACGTCAAAGTCGTTAACCAAAGATGCATCGTAAAAATGTCCCTCTAGTAATTCAAATACGCCTTTTACTTTTATGTAGTCGTTTTCTTGTACCATTGTAGGCGTGTACTCTTTTACCTCGTTAGTTTGATCGTCGCGTAAAAACAGTTTATCCGAAATTGTATAATACTTCGGTATAAAATAAAACGTTTGCTCGTCTGTTGTCGGTTTTAATACTATCATTGTATATATAACGTTGTTATTCCGTTTTTTGCACAAAAAAAGAGCGCATTTCTGCGCTCTCTTGTAAGCCAAAAGCATATACCTATTTCAAACCCCTATTATGCTGGCTCAATTTGTGATGCATTGACGTTTGACGTAACTACAGTCGATGCTGTAAAATACGCTGGTAATGTCTCTTGCGCAGCAAAAGTTAAAGCGCTAAAGCCGCTAAGGTCGCCGTAGGCTTGCCCAGTACTTATACTACCACCGCTACTATGTACGCCGTTAGTTGCACCCATAAGAAAATAATTTCCGTTATAGTCTTCTACGAAAATATGCGTTCTAGCTTTTAGCAAGTCTGCCAGCTCGTGTTGCGTCGCCATATCTAGTTTTTTCAACGTTACCGTCAAAGTTTGCTCATAGAAAACGCTGCCGTTTTCAGCCGACGCCGTAATAGCTTGGTCAAGACCGTTGCTGCCCTCTACTTCATATTTATATAGGTCTGGCGTGCCAGAAATGGCAGTCAATTCGCCTGTTGTTGGACTTACTGTAAGTGTGCCTAGTGTACCATAGTCAGCAACGTAAAAGGCTTTTATGCCACCGACAGAGCTAGTACAAGGCAATTTACGTCCGATACTTAATGAATTACAGCTCATATTATTAAATTTTTAAAAAGTTAAAAAAAAAGGTAGGTCGGCACTTTGGCTTACCTACCCTTTTATGTTATTTATTTTTTAGACTATGCTAAAGTATAAAGCGTCAAGTCGCCTGAATTTCCATATTGTACGCCAGCCTGAAAACGTAGGATAATTCTTACATTGTCGCTACCGTCGAGGTCTGCCATGTCTAAAACCTTGGCAGAAGTTTGTCCCATATCATCTAGTAAAGCTGTACCAAAAAATAGGTTTGACTTTTCAGCTGCTACGATATGGTCTGCTGGCATTCCTGGCGCTTTGAAAACTTTGATCCCCTCGAAAGTAAGACCGCCGTTATCATACCAAAGTGAGCCTCTGTTATCAACCCCATTTGCACCGCCACCGTTTCCAGTAACCGCACCGAAACCGCCTAGAGCGCGTACGTATTTTTGAAATGCGCCAGTAGGTAAGTATAAGTGTAAGTCCTCTTTCCCATAGACCGCCCCAGGTATGGCGTCTACAACCTTGCCCAATTCATCAATGATATTTGCAGCTGTAAAAGCTGTAGCTGTTACGCCTGGCACGTCGTTAACGTCAGCGTCAGCCGCAGCTAAAACTGTAAGACCGTCAAATTCCCCAGCATTAGCGTTTACGCCACCCCAGATATTTTGCTCTACTTTTTCAGCTACTTTTGCTGCAACGTGTGCCATAATATAGTCAGCAAACGATGTAGGTAGGTTTTTGTATGCGCTGTTGCCCATTTCTAAAGCCAAATAGTCGCTCAAAAAGTCTTTTTTACAAAGTTGCAAATTGACGTTAAAAGGCTCAACCTGTAAAATACGCTCGCTCAAAGTAACTTGGTCGGCTGTAACTGTAAAGTCGCATGTAGCGTCTGTTACGATACCAGTAGTCTCTAATTTCTTTACTACTTCTTTGTATTTTACATTTGGTTTTACGGTAATACCGCCTTTTTCGATAGTGTCGCCAGAGAGTAAAGCCGCGGAAATTATTTGTCCTAGGTATTGTCCCTCGTAACTTGTAGTAATGGTATCTACAGAGCCATTACCAGTAATTGTACGTAAGTTTGTTTTTCTCATTTTTATTTAATTTATGTACGTTTTTTATTATTTAAAAAGTTTTTCGAATACTCTATTTTGAGTAGTGTTTGCGTTTGCGCTTTGGCTATACAAATTAGCTACAGTTGCGTGTTTTGCCTCTGGGTTATGTTTCATAGGCTTACGAGCTGGCTTTTGACTAGACATTTTTTCTTTTTTGTCTTCGTCGTCTTTGTATTGGTCTTCAAACTTCTTTTTAAGCTCTTCAACCTCTTGTTTTACCTCTTCGATAACAGGTGCTACTACTTCAACGACTGCCTCAACAATAGCGGCTACCTCTTCGACAGCCTCTTCTGGTACGTCTTCTACGACTACCTCTTCTTCTAGCATTTCTTTGTCGTCTTCTTTTTGCATTTCTTCTTCTTCTTCTAGGTCTTCTACTTCAAGTTTTACCTCGCTTATTAAACCCTCTTCGGTAACGACAATAGTCTGTCCGTCAGCGGTTGTATACTCGCCTACTGGCAAAGGTATACGCTCGTCGTCAGAAACAATAAAAACTGCTTGTCCAGCCTCTAGGACGTCTGCCTCTATAACTGTCTCGCCGTCTTCTAGTGTCATTTGCGCTAGACCTACTCTAGCACGTAGCAAAGTTTTAATTTGCTTTAACATTTCTGTTGCTTTCATATTTATTATTTATTAATGTTTATTCCCAAAAGTTGTTATAGTAACCCAGCTTGTCAGTCAGTAAGCGGTTAGCCTCTATGGCGTCTTGCTCTAGTTGCTCGGCTCTGTCTACTCTACTTTTTAAGTCTTCATAGTCGGCAAAAACGTCGCTAGGATCAATTCCCAGCTCTTCGCTTTTTACCTCTAGGTCTTGTAAAGCATTACGCATAATTTCTGTAACTTCGTTTAAGTCTCTTACATTACCATTAATAATAAAGTCGTCTAAATTATGCTCGCTTTTTACTCGGTCAAATGCGTCAATTATCATGTCAACCCATTCATAAGCTAGCCAGCTGGCGTCGTCTTCGGCATATTGAAAACGGTCTAGGTTGTCTTCAATGTCGCTAAGAGCGGACAGCTTTACTGCCTCTTTAGCTGGTTTTAGTTTGTCTACAATAGACAGTACGGTTTTGTTTGTATTCATAGTTATTATTTTAGCTTTTCCAAAAGTCGGCTAAACCGCTTTCCATTTCTCTACGAATTTCCTGGTATTTATTTCTAGCCTCGTCGTAAACTGTATCTGACGCTGCTAAAGCTCTACCTTTTAAGCCGTCAACGCCGTCAAACTCCATAGGCAAGTCAACAATATCGTCTGGCTCTATTCCCAGCTCATTTGTTTTGTCTTCTATATCCATAATAGCCTCTAAAACTGTTTCCGATATGTCTTTAAGAGATGTTATCATTCCATTGACTACCATATTGTCGACCTCCATACTTATTTCCTGTTGAAACTCGTAAATTTTATCTAGTATTTCGTCTGCCCTTTCATAAGCAAAATATACCGCGTCAAGCTCTGCGTCTCTAAAAGCGTCAACGTTGTCTAGTAAAGTTTGTACAGACGACAAGTTTATTTTTTTAATTTTTTCAAGCCTACGCTCGACAGCTCTTAGCTGCGCAGCGTGTTTATTCTCTTCAAACAGTCTGCTAAATACTCTTTTTTCTGTACTCATAGTTTTAAATTCTATTGTATAATTCGTCTGGCACTTGGCTTTGAAATAAGTCTTTTAATTTACTTAAATTAGTCATAATGTCTTCTATTACTGCAAAGTCTTCTATACTTCTAGGCTCTATTCCTAGCTCTTTTATAGAATTATAATTGTCTCTATATAACTCGCTAGACTTTAAGTAAAAATTTGCGCCCTCTGTATATCTAGACGCGGCATTTGAAATAATTTGTAAACCCTCTTGCGCTAACTCCCATGCCTCTTGCATTTGCTCTTCGCCATATTTAGCGGTTTCTAGTAAGTCATTTAAATTTAAATTAACTTTTTTATTGTTAGCAAATAGCTTAGTAAATACTACTTTTTCTGTACTCATATTTATATAACGTTAGTTTGTTTTTTTTTGCATTTTTACTCGCTTACAGCTGTTATGCGTCCGATGCCTTGCGCCCAGAGCGAGCCGTCGCAACAGTCAATACTGTATGTTTTTTCGTCTTTACAAAGGCATGCGCGGCTACCGCCAGTTGGCGATGCGTTGTTGCCTCTTTCGACCTGGTAGTTGTTTTTGCGTTTACGTCTTCTATTCATTGTCTAGCTCTTTTAGTTTACTTATTGCCCAGTTTATGCCAGCGCTACCGCCCCAGGCGTCCCACATAAGACCGCCGCAACCCTCGCTGTAGGGTACGTCTTTATGCTGTTGGTGTCTTTTAAAACTTGCCATGCGTGCTATTGTGTCTCGACTTATTTTTTCTTTGTTTGCAATTTGCGACGCTCTTTTTTTTCCTGTTGCCTCGCCGCAGCTACCCCAGCCGTTTTTTTCAACCCATTTTAGAGCGCGTTTTGCGTTGTTTACTGCACCCTGGGGGTAGTCGTTATACGTCTCTAAGTCAATTTTTTTTTTGACAGACATTTCAATTAACGCCTGTTTAATTTGTAGTAGCTTTTTAGCTGCCGATAGCTCTTCGGCTAGGTCTTCAGCTATAGGCTCTTTAGGTCTTTGCGCGCGTTCAGCGAAAAACCCCTCGATACTAAAACCGCGAATTGATCCGTCGACTTTTGCCATTTCCCAAACTTTTTTGTTGTTGACTTTTACAGCGCCTACCCACGTGCCGACTGGCAAGTCTAGCTCGTATAATGCGCTTTTGTCTTTTTCTTTGTCTTCGACTATCCAGCTTTCGACTAGTGAAACGCCGTCTACTTCTTTTATATGCTCGTATGTCGCATTGTTTGCGTTGCCTCGCATTAAATACAGCTCGCTAGCCTTTTTTACAGTCTCTTTTGTAAAGTGTATGTAGTACTCTTCATCGCCGTCTTTGCGATATATCATTTTATTTGGCACTAAAAGCGCGCCCATAAGTATACGCTTGTCGTCGTCTACTGCCTTAAACTTGTACTCCTTATTGTTTTCTTTCAGCGCTACCCAGGTTTCTTCAATGGCAGGGTACTCGACTAACGAAATGGCGTCAACGCCGCTGTACTCGTCGGTTTCGTCTATAATTAGCTCTATAATTTTCATATTTATATAACGTGTTAAATTCCTTTTTTGTTAAATGCTCGCGTCAGCTACAGTTTTTCGCTCTAACTCTTGCGCAGTAGTAACGTCAGACGAAACTACGTAAGACCTGGACGGCTTGTTTGATGCCTCGGCTATAGTGTCGGCGAGTTGGTTTGTACCGCTGCCACCTACTATATTAAAAGCTGGCGCAGACATTCTGCCTACGCTAGGCGCGCTGCCGCCGCTGGCATCGCCACCCTCTACTCCCTCTGGTTTTTTAACAGCTTTAATTTCTCGTACTGTTTTTAGACCAGCCGCTAAGACAGTTGCTACCGATACAATTTTTTGTATTGTACCAAATGGCTCTGGTATTACTGTTTTGTTACCTAAAACCTCTGTAACCCCTTGGTAGGTGTTTATTGTAGCCGCTGCAATAGCCGCAGCCTTGCCAGCCTTGCTGTTTTTTCCTAAAATACTAGCAACTTGCCCAAATGTCTTTTTAACGTTGTCTAATTTTTGTTTTTCTATTAGCTTATTTTGTGCAACCTCTTTGTTTGCCTCGTTGACTTTTTCAGCTGCAATTTTTTGATCGTAAAATTTTATAATATCTGCCTTTTGAGCCTCTGTAGCCTCTAGCGCCTCTAGCTCTGCTAGCTGTCTTTGTTTTTCTAGCTCTAGTTTTTGTAAGTCAGAAATGGCTTTTTCGTCTTCGCGTCTCTTTTTAAATTTGTCTTGTATAGCGCTTATTGCATTTTGTCTCTTCTCTTCGGCA